CCCGAGACCCATCCACGTGGACGTCGGCCCGGTCGTGTACGGCTCGAACCCTCGGGCCGCGGGACTCTCGACGGCGCGCAGTTGACCACCGGACAGCACAATCGGCATGGCTTACGGCTCGACCACTTGGAAGAACGCGACGTGGGTGCGGTGGATGATCAGTTCGCCATCGGCCGCGGTGGGTGCGTCGCCGCTTTTCAGGATCGACGCGTGCCGCAGCGTGAACCACGGTCCGTGCGCCGACCACAACACGCCCTGCAGCGCGGTGGTCGGGTCGTCTTTCAAATTGACGATGACGGTGTGCAGGATGCAGGGCGGCGCACCGAGTAATCGCCACCACCACCCCCACATCGGCAGCGAGTGTCAGGCGCGGTCAGTGCGCGCGTCTAGTTTGGATGGCGGAACTACTCGTCGGTGTCGCTGTCGTCGTCGCGCAGGCGGCGGCGAATGATCGTGCCGACGTCGGTGCGTTCGCGTTGCGCGCGGTGGTACAGGTCGTCGTACTGGCGACCGGGCAGGCGGAAGCAGACGCGTACCGATGGGTCGTTGGGGTCGAGCGGCGGGCGTCCCGGTTTCCGCGGCGGTGGGTCGGCACTCACGGGATGGCCGCGATAGTAGGACCGATGCCCCACCGCCGTATACCGTGGAAATGTCACGCCACGACCAGTTCCGGATCTTCGGCGTCGGGTTCGGCGCGCGCGGCACCCGCCAGTTTGCGCCCGAGTAGGGCGGCGATCACCGGGTCGATGCGCCCGCGGCTGCGCTTCTTCGTCGGGTAGATGTTGTCCTTCGAGTCCCGTTGCACGACCACGTTCGACACGCACCACGTCATCAGCGGATCGTTGCCCGCGTCGACCAGTCCGTCGAGGACGTCGGCTTCGAAGTCCTTCGACGGCCCCGACATCTGCGCGAGGTTCTGCGGCACCTCGACGACTTGGTACCCGTCGTCGTGCAGGTCGGTCATCAGGTTGCCTGCGTTCCACGGGTCGACGCCGATCTGCTGCACGTCGAACCGCTCGCCTGCCTCGTGCACCATCGCGCGGACCAGCGACTGGTCGATGCGGTTGCCGGGATTGGTGCGCAGCGTGCGGCCCAACTTCGACAACGCGAGCCAGTGCCGATACGGCGCGCGGTCGCGGTGCGCCCGGTCGTCGAGGGTGTCCTCGGGCGTGAGGCACCACGGCACGACGCGCCACGTCGCCCGGGTGTCGGTCGGCGGGAACACGAGCACGACCGCCGTCAGGTCGATCTTTGAGGACATATCGATGCCGACCCAGCACGGCTCGCCGCGCTGGTCGTCGAGCGTCCACGTCGTCGACTGCCCGCGCCGCCATCCGTCGAGCGACAACCACGGCGTCAACGTATGCACCCAGAGATTCAGGCGCTTCTGCTTGAACGCCGCCGCCGCGGGCGGCATGTTCTGCGCTTTGGTCGCCAGCGCGCGCAGGTCGTCGGGCAGCACCGAGACGCCGAAGTTCGGATTGGCTTTGCGCCACGTCGCCTCGGCCCACGGGTCGTCGTCGACGTCGGCGTGCGCGATGAACGCGAACAGCGTCTCGTCGGTGATCACGCCGTCGAGGACCTTGCAGGCGTAGTCGTGTTGTTCACCGCACGGCGTGAACGGGTCCGTGCCTGCGGTCGTGATCCAATTGATGATCGGTTGCTCACGTGCGCCGGTCGCGGTTTCCATCACGTCGATTAGTCCGCGATGTTTCATCGCGTGCGCTTCGTCGATGGTCACGACCTGCGGGTTCAGGCCGTCGGTTGAGTCCCGGTCCGCGCCGAGCGGTTCGAGCTTCGAGGCGGTGTCGTCGCGGTGCAGGTTCGCCACCAGCACGGCGACGCGCGAGCGCAGGCCGCTCGACTGCACCAGTCGCTTGCAGTCGTTGAAGACGATCTTGGCCTGTTCGCGCTTCGTCGCGATGCAGTAGCCCTCCGCGCCCGCCTCGTGGTCGAAGAAGGTCGCATAGAGCGCGACGATGGCGGCTTCGAGCGACTTGCCGTTCTTGCGCGGCACTTCGTTGTAGGCGGTGCGGAACCGCCGCAGCCCGGTCGTGCGGTGCACCCACGCGAACACCGATCCGAGGCGGAACTGTTGATGGCGTTCGAGCGTGATGAGTTGCCCGGCCCACTGGCCTTTGTAGTGGCGCAGGTGCGACGCGAACCGGAAGAACCGCTCCGCCCGCGCGAGGTCGAACCGAAACGGGAACGCGCGGGTGTTCTCGCGGGCGCGGTCGCGCTGGTGTCGGGCGCAGGCTTGGCGATGGTAGGTGCCCGCGGGCAGGCGGCGGGCGACCACGGCGTCGGCGTAGCGGTCGATGACGTTCATCGGCGACCGGTCCGAAACGGCCCGCCCGGCGCGTCAGGCTGGCGCAGGAGGCGAGATCGGGCGTCGGGTCGCAGGTTGGGGCGTTGTGGCGGGCGCGCCCGAGGGCGGGCACGTGGCGCGCGTGGTCGCAGTGCGCCGCGGATTTGTGCAGTTTTTGTGGACCCCATACCGAACGGGCGTCCTCGCGGGTCGCCCGCGTTCCACGCAGGTCGTCAAAACATTAAGGATTCTGACGGGTGCCACCGGACGTCCACGCACGTCCGGTGGCGGTTTTTTCTTAGGAGGCGGGTGCTCTATCCGCTGAGCTACGGGCGCGTCCCGGCCCTAACTATACACGTGCTCACGACTTGCGCGACCGCACCAGACGTGGACCCGACGCCGATCCGCCTGTGCCGTTCCCGTTTTTGTGCAGTTTTTGTGGACCTGAGACGCCCGCCGTCGCCGCCACCGCGACCACTGCCGCCTGTCGGCGGTGCGCGTCGTAGTGCTGCAGCGCGGCGCGCGTCGCCACCGCGCCTGCCCCATGCAGGTAGCCCGCGGTCGTCGTCGCCGCCTTGTGCCCGAGTAGTTCCTGAATTTGCGCGAGGCCCACGACGCCGCTGTCGTTCCAGCGTGACGCCGCCTCGTGGCGCAGGTCGTGGAAGTTCAGGTCGATGACGTCGAGGTCGTTTAGGCTGGCCTGCGCCAGTGCCCCGCGTGACCACGCGGGCGTCTTGCCGTGCGCGACGAGGACCGCCGTGAGCCATGCCTTCTTGACGTTGCGCACCTGCCCGCCAATCGCGTCGCCGAACACGTAGGCGGTGCGCGGCCACGCGTCGCCCGCGGGTGTGCCCCGTCGCCGCAGCGTGTCGAGTTCCTCGACCAACCGGTCGACGATCGGCACGAGGCGCGCGTGCCCGCTCTTCGACGCGCCGACCTCTTCGGCGCGCACGTAGATGGTCCGCGCGTCGAAGTCCACATCGCGCCACTGCAGCGCGAGCAGTTCGCCCCGTCGCATCCCGGTCTCGATGGCGGCGACGATGAGCGCCTGCAGCCGCGTCGCCGTCAGGTCGCCGTGCGCGCGCCCGGCGGCGCGCAACAGTGCCGCCTCTTCGACCTCGGTGATGCGGCGGTTCCGTTTGCGGAACTTGCCGCGCTTGAGTTGCTTGCGTTGCGCCTTCGTGGCGGTCGTGAACAGGTTCGCGCTGATCGACTGGTCGTGCAGCCACTCGAAGAACTGCGCGAGCACGGTGCGGTACTTCGCCCACGTCGAGTTTGCCGCCGTCCGCACGACCGCGCCCGTACGGAACGCGATGAGGTCGTCGACCTGCACCGCCTCGATGGCCCAGTCGCCAATCGCCGATCGCTGCTTGTCGAGGCGACAGTCGGCGAACCGGCGCAGGCACGACCGGTCGCCCTGCTTACTGCGCTCGCGCTTGTGGACGTCGCGCGTGATGACCTGCTGGTCGAACCGCTCGATCAGGTGGCGCACCGACTGCCCCGTCGTCACGACCACCGGGCGCACGGCGCGCTGCGCCTTCGCGGTGACGTGCGTGCCTGCCCGCACCGCGGCGCGCACCGCTTCGGCGATCTCTTCGGCGCGCGTCTTCGTGGTCAGTTCTTCGTTGAGGCGTTCCTTTGCATAGCGCGTGAGGTTCGGCGCGGTGAGCACGCCCTGCCATCGCATCTGCTTCATGTACCACGGGTGCGCGCACCGCACCCACCGCGGCTCGCCGCAGTCACAGATCTTGTGCACGCTGGTCGTCTTCGTCGTCATCGTCCTTCTCCTGCGTTGTCGTCGTTGTTGTTGTTCCAGACGCGTTCGAGCTGCACCACCGCCTCACGAAACGACAGGCCCGCGCGCTGACACTCCAGCGCCACGGCGCGAAGGTACCCGGCCAGTGCATCCACGTCGAGCAGCGCGCGCGCCGCCTGTAGGCACACCGCGCACGTCGGCGCAGCGAGAGGATCGCCCGCGTGGCGATCCGCGAGGTTGTCGAGGGCGACGCGCGTGCACAGCACGGCGACGGCGTGCCCGTCGGCGTCGACGCGAACGGCGTGGCGCAACATCGCACCCGTCGCCGCCCGGCCGCGGTAGGCACCCGCCAGCACTGCGCGCGTCTCGATGGTGCGCGCGTCATCGGCGCGCGTCATCAGACTTCCTCCGGTTCGTACGCGCCGGGCAGCGGCACGATGGGCGCGAGGCCGTTGGCGACGCGCCGCGGGTTCACGCGGTGCACGCAGTCGATGCAGATCGGTTCGCGCGTGCCGTTCACCGTGAGCGACGGCACGCGGTCGGCGTTGAAGGTGAACACGCGGTGGCACCCGATGCACTCGCCGAGGACGTACATAAAACCCATCACGCACCCCCTGTCGGCGCGTCGGCCGTCGGCGTCGTCGTGAACGGGTGCGACGCGATCACGCGGTCGACGTCGCCGAGGAGGATGCATGGCCCGCACGTGTGGCGCATCCAGTCGGACTGCAGCACCGAGTACGACTCGTGCGCCCGCACCATCCGTCGGACGGTCGCGAGGTTCACCTCGACGCCGAAGTACGCGAGGCCCGCTTCCCACGTCGGGTCGACGACCTCCCCGCGCGCGTTGATGCACCACGCGTGCGCCACCGGGATGATCCCGAGCGCGAACCCTTCGACGAAGCGCAGGCGGGTCGACGTCCGCGCGAGGCGGTAGGCGTTGTAGTAGCACGCGCGCATCACGCCACGCCGCACCGTCGAAGGCAGCGGCGTCGGCGTGTGGAACGACCCGTGGCGCAGCACGAAGTCTTCGATGCCCGCGTAGGTCAGACGGTCGACGCCCGGCATCGACCGGCGCAGGTCGCGGAAGTTGTGCATGAACGTGAGCAGTTCGCGTTCGTGGTCAGTGGTCGCGGTCGGGCGGCGGTGTGTCGTCATCACTTGACCTCGAAGAAGTAGGCGACCGCCGCACGCGCGTCGCCGTCGCCCGTCCACCCGAGGTTCAGCGGGTCGAGTTCCCACCGGATCTCACCGATGCCGTTGATCGACAGCACGCGGAACCCGTTGGTCGTCTGCACCGCCACGTAGCTGTTCGCGCCCGTCGACCACCAGACGCCCGCGCTGTTGCGCATCGTCCGGAGTTCGCGCTTCACGCCAAGCCCGCCGAGGGCGGTCAGTTCGCGGCCGTCGCGTAGGTGCACCGTCGGTGCGACGTCGTAGCCCTCGCGGTCGCGCGTGTCGAAATCGGGGTGGTTCGTCTTCTCGTCGTCGTTCGTCGTCATCGTCGTCTCGCTTTCGTGGTGGTGGTGGATGTGTCGCCGCGTCGCTTCCGTAGTGGGAACGTCGCGACGACGCGATGGTCGGTCAGATATCCGCCGCTGACGTTCAGCAGGCGCACGATTACTTCCTTGGTCAGTGGTACGAGTGACCACTCTTCGACGGCGACGGCTTCGTCGACGTCGCGTAGTACGTCTTCGCGCGCAGCGCGGCGCGCTTCTTTCAGCGCGGCGGTCTTCGTCGCGAACACGAGCGGCGCGCCATCGTGGGTGTCGACTGCGAAGACCTTCACTGCGCCCCCTCGGGTCGGTTCACCCACGCGGTGAGCAGTTGCAGGATCAGCGCGCGCAGCGACACGCCCTCGCGCTTCGCCCGCGCCCGCACCGACGACCACAGCCCGGCCGGGATGCGGTCGAGCAGGTACGCCTTCCCGCTGTCGCCTTTCGGCGTGAAGTCCTTCGAGTACCCGCGCACGAGGCGCGCGGGCAGACGCTTGGCGCGCGGTGGGTCGAGCGTCGCCGCCGCCGCGGTGGTGCGGCTCACGACTGCACCGCCGCCGCCACACGCAGCGACACCGTGGTCGCGCACTTGGTACAGGCGAAGTCGAGCCACACGCCGTCGGCGTCGGGTCGCGTGTGCGTGCGCACCATTCGCGCGTCGCCCGTGCGTCGACTGCGGCTGCAGCCGACGTGCACGAGGTCGAACGACAGGTCGCTGGGCGCGGTCGTCGTCGTGGGTGCCGTGGTCGTTCTCACAGGGCACCGCCTTCGTCGTTGATCATGTCGTCGCACGAACACGGCGTGTGCTGCTGGCACGCGTCGCAGAACGGGCCATCACCGCTTCCGTTGATTGCCTGAATGAACGCGTCGTGGTCGATGGTGCGCCCGTCGCTGCCGCCGTTGCGGCAGAACTGGTTCGCGTGTTTGCTGGTGGTCACGCTGTAGCGTCGGTCGGTCTTTACGTAGCCCTGTCCGGGCACGAACGCGGCGACCGGCGTGCCATACGAGAGGCACACCGTCACGTCGCCACGCATTTCAATCGTCATCGTCTTCGGCATCTTCGTCATCGTCGTCTCGTTCCTGTTCTGCGTTAACTGGTGGTGGTTCGTCGTCGTCGTCGTCGTCATGACGCCCAAAACATCGTGATGACGCACGCGCCCGCGTCGGTCGTGCGCGCCTCGAAGTGCGCGCCGAGTTCGCGCGCCGTTTGCGCCACCTTGTTCCAGTCGATGTGCAGCACGACGTCGGCCGCGAACGTCAGCACGCGCGCGATCTGGCGCTGCTCCGGCGTCGACGGTTGCGCCGCCTTCAACGTCGCGAGGCGCTCGAAGCTCGCGGGATCGTGCGCGCGCCGGTTCGCGTCGGCGATCTCCCGACTGGTCGGCGCGTGGTCGTCGTTGAGCGCGGGCGCGTCGGTGGTGGTCGTCGTCGTGGTCGTGGTCGCCAGCAGCGAGGCGAAGTTCTCGTCAGGGTTGCCGCCCTTCGCGCGGATGTCGGCGATCAGTTCGTCGATGTAATCCCGCCGTTCGGCCAGCGTCGCGTTGCCGTCGCTGATCTCGTTCTCGATGCCCGCGAGGTCAAAGCACTGCGGGCACGTCTTCGACCCGAGGCTTTGCGCGCCCGTGTTGCGCGTCCGCCGCCCGCACGTGTCGCACGCGTAGGTCGAACCCGCGACGCGTGAGAACCCGTTCCGGCGCTTCGTCGTCTTCGTCGTCGTCGTCGTCATGTTCTGTTCCTTCGTGACTGCGTTGTTGTTGTTGTTCGTCGTCGTCGTCGTCATGGCGTTACTTCGCCTTCGGCGTGAACACGTCGCGCCCGCCGTGCGTGGTGTATCGGTGCTGCGCGGAGCGGCGGCGGATTAGTGCGTCGTGCGTCATCTTCGATTCGCGTGCGACTGCGCGCGGCGTGCAGGTGCCCGGTTTGCCCAGCGCGCAGCACCCGAGGCATCGCTTACACCCACCGCACTGGCCCTCTGCGCCCGTCGTGTTCCACGCGCGCCCGCACACCTTGCACCCGTCGGCGATCCTCGTCGTCGTCCTCGTCGCGCGCGCGTCGCGTTCGGCACGCCGCCACGCCGCGTCGTTCTGTTTCGTCGTCGCCTTCGTCGTCGTCGTCGTCGTCATGTCGTGTTCCTCATTCACTGCGTTAACCAACCTAAACTCAACCGAGTCATCACTTTACCAAACAATCATATGTATTGCAACAAGTATAGGACGGCCATAACTCGTGCCCCCGCCACGAGTTATCGCCGCGCCCTTAGCGAGTTTTTGTGTGTCGGGTGGTGGCGAACGCCAGAGGGGGGGTGATGTCGTCGCCGGGCGCGTTCGGATTGATCAACGTCGCCGACGCAATCCACGCGTCGAGCCACGTCACGTGCACGCGGATGTCGTTGCGCACGCCGAGTCGCACGGCGCGCAACTTCCCGCCACGAATGGACGCGTACAGGAACTTCGTGCTGCACTTCGCCCGCGCTGCGGCCTCGCGCGCGGTGAGCCACGGTGACTCGTCGGGCGTGGTCGTCGCGGTGGTCGTCGTCGTCGTCGGTTCGTCCATAACGGCCCTCACATCGGGCGTGGCGGTGCAGGTTCGTCGAACTCGGCGAAGACGTCGGCCTCGTCGGCCAGCGCGCCCGGCGCGGTGGTCACGCGACTCCGAGCACTCGGGGTGAGGCCGAGTTCGACCCACAACTTGACGCAGTTGCCCAGCGACTTATTCGAGATGCCGATGTATGGGTTCGGCATCGGGTACCCGGATGGCGACCGCACCACCATCCCTGACGTCGCGATCCGATCGTTCGCTTCGAGGTACCGGCTCCACTGCTGGCACAACGCGAGTAGCAGACTCAGGTCGCCTTCAGTGATCGTCTTCGACTTCTTCAGCAGCGGCAGCAGCCGCGCGTACTCGGCCGAGGCGACCGCATCGGCGACGAGTTGCCGCGGGATCGCGTCAGTGGTTGGCGGCGGCAGCGACGGTTCGCGCGCGTTCAGGCGTCGACCCCCGGGATTCCCCTCGAACCGTTTGCGCGCCGTCGGCTTCGGCTTGCGGCCTCTCACGGCGCGACGACCGCCTG